CATCCGCATCGAGGACATGCCGCTATTGGGGCCGCTGACGGATGCCGCGTCGTTCGTTGGCGAACAATCCGGTTCGGGCCGGTTCACGGTGCCGCAGCTAAAAACATATATGGCGGGCAATTTCCTTCTGCTGACTGGCGGGGATGTGGTTGGTCCCGTAACGATAACGCAGCCGGGAGGCGTGGGAACGCTGACCGCACTGAAAATCGAGCGGCTGTCGGCCGTGCCGATCTTCAACTCTTTTGAATACGTTACCGAACAGAACTATACGGTCGCCCTCGACGGGACAAACACGAACCACACGACGTTCAACGTCAACCAAACACTGCGGAATACCGTTGGCAACGCGCATGACGGCCTCGGCGCCTTCATCGGCGCGACCAACGGCCACACGATGGTTCAATACAGCGAGCTTATGTCTTCCGCCGCCGTGGGACCGAGCGGCGATGGTTTCAACGGTTCGCTGCATTTGAACCATTGGATCACGTCCATGCGTAAGCTTGACCCGGCGTTCACGCCGACCGACGCCCGACCTTACGCCGCGATATGGGGCACGCTTTGGAACCTGATTGACGATACCAATCTGTCGTCAAGCCTCGGCGGCGCGATGCTTAATGAGCTTGATATCGCCGCCAATGGTCTGGACGAGCGCAGGGGAAGAAGTGGTTTGGTCATCATCATGGATACCCGTCGCGCGGCGGGTGCTGGCGTTGTACCTTGTGAAGTGGCCCATGCCATCGCGGTGGGTGGACGTTACGGCGACTCACCAACCGAGGGCAGCTTCATTACCACACTCGATATCTCCGGTAATTATTCCGTCGCCGCGCTCGATTTGCGGAAGACCAGGACCATCAAAACAACCATACAGACGACGCTGGGGGCGCCCTCCACGGTGATCGCCGTCAACAGCATCTTGCCATTCACGGCGGCGGGACCAGAAAAGGCCGCCATCTCTCCCGCCAACCCGATCGGCGTTGTCATAAACAGCAACACCTATATGTGCATTGGTCATGCGTTGACCGGTTTTGGCGCTCAGGGGACGTTGACAATGACCACCCCCGTTTCGGTTGCCGATGGAACGGCGGGCAACGTGGTCTCAAGGAACAGGTCGGCGGCGATCTGGATGCAGTCGGGAAGCACCCTTAACTGGGATGATTTCGGCAATTATATAACTTATTTCGATGCCGCCACGGGATCGCTTTTTACCGAAGGGGGTCAGTGGCGGTTTGGCGTAAAAAACCAGCATATCATGCTGGACGCCACCAGTGTCTTCGCGAAATCCACCGGTAGCACGGCCAATCTCGCCCTGTTTTCTCAGGGCGCCGGAGCGGTACAAATTGGCTCGGCTGAATACGGTGGCGGATTTCAGATTGTCTCGCCGGCCGGACCCGTCGTCAACCTGCTGACCGCGCGCGGCGCCTTGGCGGGGCTTGAGCCGTCACTCGCGGTTGAGGGCGCTGACGCTGATATCGGTATGTCGCTCGCCATGAAAGGCAACGGTGTTTTTACCCATATTGGACCCGGCGGGATGGTGGTGGGTGGTCCACTGAAGATTCAGGGCGCGGTGGGGTTCAATAATACCACGCCGCTCGCGAAGCCATCGGTCACGGGATCGCACCTCAATAACCCGGCGTTGGTTTCTCTGTTGACCGAGCTTGCCAATTACGGGTTGATAACAAACAATACGGCGCCCTGATGTCCGACACGATCACCGCGCTGACGCAGGCGCTCAAACCAAAGACGGGGATGCGGCGGATTCCGTTTCCGACCGAAATCTACGAGCACCCGTCGCTGCCGCTGACCGCGAAGAAATTACTCAACATGATGGTCGAGCAGGCGCCGAAAGACGCGCGCACGGAAACGCCACTGGTCTCCACGCCGGGACTGGCTGCTTACGTCACGGTCGGCACCGGCCCCATTCTGGCGATGAACGACGAACAGCCGGGCATGATTTATGTCGTTAGCGGCACGAAGTTCTATCGCGTCACGTTCACCGCCGGCACGTTGATGACGGAAGCCACGCCATTCGCGACGCCGGTCGTGACCCTGCTGGGCGATGTCGGAACGCCGAACGCGGGCACATCGCCATGGAACAGCTTCGTGACCATCGCGGCGGGACCGACCGCCGCTGTCGTTGTCGTCGCCCCACGCGCCTATACCTGCACCCACACGGGGATGCCGAACGAAATCACCGACCCGGACTGGCCCGGCGCCACATCTGTTTGTTACGTGGATGGATATTTCGCGTTTTCCTCGCTCGGCGATACCGCGCAATGGTTTATTTCCCGGCTGCTCGATCCGCTGAGTTTCGATGCGCTGGACTTCGTTTTTTCCGATGCGATGCCAAACGTGATCAGGCGCGTCATCAGCCATCGCGGTCAGTTATGGACGATCGGTGAAAACGGCTTCGAGGTGTTCTATAACGCGGGATCGTCGGGACTGGAAACCACGCCCGGCACGTCGTTCTTTCCGTTCCGGCGCATGGCGGGCGGCGTCGTTCCGATCGGCACCGGCTCGCCGCTTTCGGTCTGCAAGGCGGACGAATCGGTGTTCTGGATGGGGTTGGACGGCATTGTCTACCGCTCAAATGGTTACAAGCCGAAACGGATTTCCACGCACGCGATCGAGGCGATTATCCAGGGGAACGCCGTCAGTCTCGATGCGGTGACACACGCTTATCGCGGGCACTGGTTCTATTGCCTCACGACGCTGGATCACCGGACGCTTGTCTATGACGTGGCGACCGAGAAGTGGCACGAACGATCGACCAGCACGGACGGGAACGCGCCGTGGGCGGCGTGGATGGCGGCGGCAGACAATAACTCGCTGCACCTGTACGGGGATCGCGTCTCGGGGCAACTCTACGTGCTTTTCATGCAGGCGGCCGACGCGGGTGTGACGGTGATCCGTCAGGCGACGCTGCCGCCATTATGGGCGGACACAAATCGCGCGTTCTGCGCGCGGGCCGAGGTTGAGATGGAAGTGGGCGGGGCGACCGTGGCGGGGCCGGTCGATCTGGACTGGTCCGATGACGGCGCGCGAAACTGGAAGCCCGCGCGGACCCTGGAGACCGGGGTGTCCGGCGAGACGCGCAAGCGGGTGTTCACGACGCGTCTTGGTTCATTCAGGCAACGGACATTCAGGCTGACATCGCACGGGCTTACCAGGTGGTATGCTTTCGACGCGGACATAGCGCCGGGAGCGACGTGATGGCGCTGCAACCGCCATTCTACGACCCGCCGATCGCGGATTATCCATCCGGCCAGCAGCACTCGCAGGCGTGGACGGAGTATCACCAGAGCCTCGCCGATGAGACCGCCGCGAACACCGCCGCGATTATCGCCAAGGCAGGCCGCACGGATGGGTCCGACGCGATGGCGGGGCAGATCGGTGAATACATGCTCGGGGCGACATCTTCCGCCGTCACGCTGACGAATGGAGTGGTCGCCAATCTGGCGTCGATCACTTTAACGCCGGGCGACTGGGATGTTAGCGGCAGCGTATTTTTTCTGACGCCCACAGGCGGGACGCCGTTTTTGTTCGGCGTTGGTATAGCGGGGATCGATACGCAAATCACCGCCACTTTTCAGGCGGGACCGAGCAGTCAAATACTTCAGACGGCGTTAACGCGTTATAACATCACGGCACCGACGGTATTGTGGGTCGTTGCCAAATCCGATTGGACCGGATCATCGACGCAGGCGACCGCCAACATCCGCGCGCGGAGGGTCAGGTGAGGCATTTTCTCAAAATCGCATCCGGCATCGAAACGCTCGGCGTCCTCCTGGACCTCGCCCGGCAACCGGAACTGTGGAACGCGCACACCGACCGGACGCGCGGCGACAGCCCGCACCGCGAGGTCGACGATATCTGGCTCAGGTTCCGCGCGTATGGCGACCTGACCACGCCCGAGTCGTTCGCCGAACCGTTCGTCCCCGCGTTTTATCCCGCCTGGACCGCACTACCGCATCTACGGCCGATCGTGTTCGGCCTGATGGCACGCTGCGAGGCGGTGCATCTCGGCGGGGTGCTTATCACGCGAGTTGGGCCGGGGCGGCAGGTGATGCCGCACGATGATCGCGGACGTTGGCATCCTGAATTTTTCTCGACCAAGATTTACGTTCCGCTGACGACCAACGCGGATTGCTTCAATACGTGCGAGGATGAGCGCGTGGTCATGGGCCAGGGCGAGGCGTGGATTTTCGACAATCTTAAAATCCACTCGACAGTCAACAATGGAGTGACTGACCGCGTAACTTTGATCGTTTCGATGAGGTGCGAATAATGAAGCGAGCCGCAAATCAGCCAATCACCGAGGCGCTGACGATTTTCGCGGGCATTTACTGCAAAGCATACACCGTGCCCGATGCTGAAACGCTACTTCCACAACATAGTCACCGATATGGACATGTCACAGCCGTAACGTCCGGCTCTGTCAGAGTGTGGCAAGACGAACGGCTGCTTGGCGACTTCCGCGCTCCGTCGCTGATATCTGTCCCGGCGCTTATGATGCACTCGTTCCTCACACTGGAACCGGCCACGGGCTTGTTGTGCATCCACAACGCCGACCATGCCGACCCGGATGGCGAGCCGGTCATCGCCGCCGAACATCAGTTAGAGATGGAGGAGTAAGCGATGCCGTTTGGGTGGGCTGCGGGAGCATCGGCCGTCGCGGGGATCGCTGGATCGGTGTTGCAAAGCAACGCTGTGTCGAAAGCCTCCGACAAGGCGCGTCAGGCGCAACAGCAGGGGTTGGAGCAATCGCGCGCCGACCTGGAGCCGTGGCGCACGGCGGGCGCGGGTGCGCTGACGGGACTGCAAAACGCCGCCGGGCTGAACGGGCCGGAAGGTTACGACGCGGCGATGAAAGGTTTCCACACATCGCCCGGCTATCAGTTTCAGTTGGATCAGGGTTTGCGCGCGGTTGACGCTGGTGCGGCGGCGTCTGGGATGCTGCGGTCTGGCGCGGCACTGAAGGCGGAACAGACG